AGCCCTGGCTGAAATGCCTGAGTACATCATGGGGATGAAGCTGACGGTATTCGCCTGGGCATTCGCCAGTACACCCATTAAGTCTGCTGCGGCTGGCCTGGTGACAGGTAAGACAGCTAAGGCTACCGATTAGGTACACCTCCCCCCGACAGAATCTCTAAGCCTATTAAGGAATATCAATCATGACAATTAGAAAACTATATAGGCAGAGTCCTATCAAGAGATTACTCAGTACAGCCTTAGTAGACATTAGAGCCTCTGATGCAGTCACCTCCTCCGGTGCTGTCACCCGTATGCTCAACTCTGGTAATCGCAATCAGTCCTGCTACTTCAATGGCACCAATGCCTATGTGAGTACACCTGACTCGGGTGCTTTGGAGTTGACGGGGGATGTACAGACTTGGACGTTCTATGGTGTGGCTGCGAGTGACTTTACGCCTGCTGCTTTTCAGGCATTGGCTGGGCAATGGGTAGGGGCGGGTACTCAGTCGTGGATAGTTGACATCGACAACTCGCCTGCCGGGGGTTTGCATGTATGGTATTCAATTGATGGGACAAGCACATTAGGCGCAAACTCAACGGTAGCGCCAACACTCACGGACGGCCAGAGTTATGACATCAAAGTTGATCGAGTGGCATCGACAGGAGTATGGACTTTCTATACAGCTCCAGCAGGAGGAACCTTTGTCCAATTGGGTGCACCCGTGGCTGGAACTTCAGGGGCATTATTTAACTCTACTGCTTCTTTAGTTATTGGCGCTTACTCATCAGGCACATCCCCCTTCACAGGCACCATCCAACGCTTCACCCTGCACGACGATGATAGACTAGCCGCTGAATGGGATGCGAGGCTTTTGACGGACTACAGTGCTAGTACGTTAACATCAGGCGGTGCCGTTTATACCTCCACCAACGCCATCTACCGAGATCCATATGACTTAGATGTCGTACTCGGAACAGGCGCTAACCTCCGCTATCAACCGGCTAACTCATTGCTACTCGATGGTGTATCGGGGAGCTATGTGAGTACACCTGACTCACCTGCTGCGTCAGTGACGGGTGACTGCATCCTGTATGGCTATGTGCAGCCTGTTGATAATACGCCGGGTGGGTTGCAGACTATAATCGCCAAATGGAACGTGTCAGGTGGTAACTACTCGTACCTGCTCGGGGTTGATAACACCCCTGTTAGCGGTGCGCTTCAGTTCAGCGTGTCTATTGATGGGTCTTCCCCTCAAACTTTAGAGTCTACTGTGGCAACAGGAATTGCTGACGGTGTTGGCTATTGGGCATTCGCGGTGCTTGACACTGGGACTGATATAAAATTCTACACATCAACCGCTGATGCAAGTGTGAGCATTGGGGTTGCTTTTGCTGCTGCTAGTCAACTGGGCGCTGCTGTTAGTGCCGCTGCGATAACCTCAGTATATGATGGGGCAGCGGGAGTGGAGATTGGGGCAACAGCGTCTGGTACTGGCAATTTCTTCAACGGCCTCATCCACCGCGCAGGCGTCATCTCAGGACTCGATGCTACAGCTACCCCCGCAGTAGACTTCAACCCCACCGGAGCAGGTAACCTGTCAGGAACTGCTAGTGATACGTTCTTCGGGGCTGAGATGCCTCAGGTCGAATGGACACTCGCAGGTGGAGCCAGAATCTCCAATCAGGATACTGTACAGTCCTATGGTAGTGCTGGTATTGAGACTACTGTTGCACCTGCGCTGATTACTACTCCGATGACAATGTTTCTGGTGGGTAAGACCGACCTTTTGGACGGCTCAATAGATAGCTTTTCATCGTCAAGGGACAATGCAGGAACCGAGGTCGGGGTGTTTATAGCAGCAAGCGGCGCGTTTAATGTCAACGCTGGAGCCACTATTTCTGCGGGGATTGGTGATACCGCTGCCCACCTGCACACTGTTAGACACAATGGTGATGCTTCATCACAATACACCGTGAACGGTATAGGGACTGTGACATTAAATATGGGTACTGAGTCGCTGCAATATGGCACTCTGTTCAACTCATCTGGTGTAGCCAACCCCCTCTCCGGTAGCATCTCCCGCCATATCATCTTTGATAGGAAATTGACTGATGAAGAAACTAGTTATGTACAATATTATTTAACTAGTTCCCACGTAGATGGATACACATTGAACGTACCAGTAGATAATCTGAGTACAGCAATAGTGGATATAATTACTCAACAGAAGGCGGGGACTATTGATAGTGAGACAGGCTCTCTTTCAGATCTAAAAAAGAAGAGCCTCATAGCTATGGGATACTCTGGAACTATTCAAGACATGGAGAAGCAATACTTAATTGCTCTTGGGTATGATGGATCATTAGATGATATGGGACACGAGTACTGGGAGGATTACTCTTAGTGGCAAAGACTACAAAGGAGGAGATCAAGGAAGCTGCTGAAACAGATCTACTAACATTCATTAAGTTAGTATCTCCTCACAGGCTACTAGGTAACATACATGAAGAGTTGATCGAGTGGTGGAACAGGTCGGACGCTAAGTCCCACCAGCTAACCTTGTTACCACGAGGACATCAGAAGAGTATCATGGTTGCCTACAGGGTAGCTTGGGAGATTACTAGGAACCCAGAGGTGACTATACTTTACATCTCCTCTACAGCAAACCTTGCTGAGAAGCAACTGAAAGCCATACAGGACATTTTAACTAGCAAGATCTATACTAGGTATTGGCCTGAGATGATTAACCCTCAGGAGGGTAAGAGAGAGAAGTGGACTACTGGAGAGATCTCAGTAGATCACCCTAAGCGTAAGCAGGAAGGTGTACGAGATCCAACTATCTTTACTGCTGGATTGACTACGAGTATCACAGGCTTACACTGTGACATAGCAGTACTAGATGATGTGATCGTGCAGGAGAACGCTTACACGAATGATGGACGTAACAAGGTCAGGACGCAGTACAGCCTCCTGTCGTCCATTGAGAACCCCGGAGCATTGGAGTGGGTAGTAGGTACTAGGTATCATCCTCGTGACCTCTACAGCGATCTACAGGAGATGCAGGAAGACATTTACGATGAAGAGGGAGAGTTGATAGGTACGGATAATATCTATGAGCTGTTCGAGAGAGTAGTTGAAGATCAAGGTGATGGTCGAGGTGAGTTCCTCTGGCCTAAGATGAGAAGGAATGACGGCAAGTGGTTTGGGTTTGATGCACAGATACTAGCCAAGAAGCGAGGGCAGTACCTAGACAAGACTCAGTTTTATGCTCAGTATTATAACAACCCTAATGATCCTACTGGATCAGGGATCAGTGCTAAGAACTTCCAGTACTATGACAGGAAGCACTTGAAGCAAGATGAAGGCTACTGGTTCTACAAGGAGAGAAAGCTGAACGTCTTTGCTGCAATTGACTTTGCATTCAGTCTCAAGAAGAAGGCTGACTTCACAGCCATTGCTATAGTAGGTGTAGACTTTGAAGGTAACATCTATGTGATGGACATTGAACGATTCAAGACAGATAGGATCAAAGAGTACTTCGAGAAAGTAATGCAAGCTAATGTTAAGTGGGGATTTAGAAAGATCAGAGCGGAGGTAACTGTAGCACAACAGGCTATTGTTCGCGAGTTAAAGGAACAGATCAAACAATACGGACTGGCCTTATCAGTTGAAGAGCATAGACCAAACAGACATGAGGGCACTAAAGAAGAGCGCATTGCTGCTGTCCTTGAGCCTCGTTATGATAATCTTGCTATGTGGCATTACCGTGGTGGTCATTGTCAGACTCTCGAAGAAGAGCTTACGGCCTCTCATCCACCGCATGATGATATTAAAGATGCGCTTACTTCAGCGATAGAGATATCTATCCCACCAAAGAGAACTGGATACATGAAAACAAAGAACAGCAATGTCATAAGTCACTCACGCTTTGGAGGTGTATCCTTTGGCCGGTAAGATTTTAGAGCTACAGAATATCCTACGATCAGAGGTGTTAGCCTCAGACATCGTATCTATGTATTCACAATGGAAGGTACAACGTGATGTTAAAGAACAAGAGTGGAAGGAGCTTCGTAATTTCCTGTTCGCAACTGACACGACGACTACAAGTAACCGGACTCTTCCTTGGAAGAACTCTACTACTACACCTAAGTTGGCACAGATCAGAGATAATCTACATGCTAACTATATGGCTGCTCTATTCAGCAATCCTGATTGGATGAAATGGGAAGGTGATAACCTCGATGACGATGTAAGGACTAAGAGGGAAGGCATTGAATCCTACATGAAGAACAAAACTAAAGGCTCTGGGTTTGAGCTAACCATAGCTAAACTGCTGTATGACTACATTGATTATGGCAACGTATTTGGAGAAGTCATCTTTGTCAATGAAGAAGTCACAGATATGGAAACTGGTGAAATCATTAAAGGATATGTTGGCCCTAAGCTTATGCGAACATCTCCCTTTGATATTGTATTTAACCCTGTTGCTCCTAGCTTCACGAGCAGCCCCAAGATTACTAGATATGTTAAGTCGATTGGTGAGCTAGAGCAAGACATCGCAGAACGAATGGATCTTAATTATGATCCTGCTGCTATTGCAAAGGTCAAAGAAGTACGCACCCTTCTGGGTGGTTATAAGGACAGTGATTTGGATAAGGCTGAAGGTTATCTCCTTGACGGCTTTGGAAGTATGAGTGAGTATTACACCTCTGGCTATGTAGAGATCCTAGAGTTTGAGGGTGATATTTATGACCATGAATCCGGTGTGTTCCACAAGAACTATACCATCACTGTCTTTGATAGAAAGTACATTGCACGAAAGGAGCAGAACCCATCATGGCTAGGTCATGGTGCTCGTGCTCATGTAGGCTGGAGAGAACGTCCAGACAATCTATATGCAATGGGGCCATTAGAAAACCTAGTTGGTATGCAGTACCGTATAGACCACCTAGAGAACCTTAAGGCTGATGCCTTAGACTTAACTATCCATCCACCTAAAGTAATCACTGGTGATGTGGAAGCATTTGAATGGGGGCCAGACGCAGAGATCCACATCTCTGATGGTGATGGCTCAGTGCAACTATTGTCGCCTAACGTAGCTGCATTCCAAGTTAACAATGAGATTGCTTACTTGATGAGTCTCATGGATGAGATGGCTGGTGCTCCTAGAGAAGCTATGGGTATTCGTACTCCCGGTGAGAAGACAGCCTTTGAAGTACAACAACTACAGAACGCTGCTGGTAGACTCTTCCAAGATAAGATCAGCAAGTTCGAGAAAGAATTCATCGAGCCTATCCTCAACATTATGTTAGAGGTAGGTCGTAGGAACTTAGTGGGGGCAGATGTTGTCAGAATACTTAATGATGACTTAGGCATGGTAGATTTCTTATCAGTGACTAAGGAAGACATTAAGGCTAGTGGAAAGCTACGACCTCTAGGGTCTAGCCACTTCGCAGCGCAAGCTCAGTTAGTACAGAACATGGCAGGAGTATTTGGTAGCCCAGTAGGGCAGATGATAGCTCCTCATGTATCCACTAAGAGCCTTGCTAAAGCAATTGAAGAACTATTCGGATGGGAGAAGTATGCTGTTATTCGTGAGAACGTAGCTATCTTTGAACAGGCTGAGACTCAACAGCTTATGAGTGGTCTACAAGAGCAGATGCAGGTTGAACAAGAAACCCCAGTACAACCGGGACTTCCCCCGGAACAACCACCTCAGGAGGTGATCCAGTGACCACTAGGTCTATGTCCATGCGCTGGACTAAACACCTAAAGGATGACCAGAAGAAAGAATTTGAGACTCGTCTAGTTCACGCTGTCGAGATCTTTTCTGTTCTTAAGAACATTATTGAAGAAGATGTTCGGGTCATTGATAAGAATATGATGAGCAAAGAATCCTATGATTTAGATGCTTGGCCTTTCTTCCAAGCTGACCAATTAGGAAGCAAAAGAACTTTACTTAAACTATTGGATCTAATTCCATAGGAGATAACATGGCCGACCAAGCCAGTATATTTGAATCTGAGGCTACCCAGCCACAGGCTGCTACTGAGACAGCTCAAGCTCAGGAACCTTCACACACCGTTGATGCTTATGCAGACCTGCTGGCAACTATCAAGAGTGAAGATGGACGACAGAAGTATTCAGACGTAGAGTCTG